CCGTCCGGCCGACCTGCTGATCATCGACGACCCGTACCGCGACGGCGAACAGGCCGACTCCGAAGCCTGGCGCGAGACCGTGCAGGGCTGGTGGACCGAGGTCGCGCTGCCCCGGCTCGGCCCTGGTGTCGCCGTCGTCATCATCCAGACCCGCTGGCGCCAGGACGACCTGTCCGGTTGGCTGCAAGCCGAGCACCGTTCCGAGTGGCGGGTCATCAACATTCCGGCCGAGGCCGACCACGATCCGGCCAAGGGCCAGACCGATCTGCTCGGTCGTGAACCGGGCGAGTTCCTGACCTCGGCGCAGGGTCGCAGCGTCGAAGAGTGGCAGAAGAAGAAGCGCGAGGTCGGCTCCCGCACCTGGGTTGCCATGTTCCAGGGTCGACCTACCCCCGGCGAAGGTCTCGCCTTCCACCGCGACTGGTGGCTCGAGTACGACATGCCGCAGTGGATCGAACGGGATGACGGTGTCCGGCTCGGGCTGGGCTTCGATGAGATTGTGCAGAGCTGGGACATGGCGTTCAAGGACCTGGCCGACTCCGACTACGTGGTTGGGCAGGTGTGGGGCCGGCGGGGCGTGCAGGCCTGGTTGCTCGATCAGGTGCGTGGCCGGTATTCGTTCACCGACACCTGCATGAAACTGCGGGAGCTGTCGGCCCGCTGGCCGCAGGCCAGCGCCAAGTACGTCGAGGACAAGGCCAACGGCACCGCCGTGATGAACGCGCTGCGGCTGACCGTGGCGGGCATGATCCCGGTCGAACCGGACGGGTCGAAGCTGGCCCGGGCGCTGGCGGTGTCGCCGTTCGTCGAGGCCGGCAACGTGTGGCTGCCCTCACCGGAGCTGTGCCCGTGGGTCGGTGACCTGATCGAGGAGTGCGCCGACTTCCCGCTGGGTTCCCACGATGACCAGGTGGACACCCTCAGCCAAGCGCTGAACCGGCTGCTGCTCAGCCCGATCCTGGCCGGCGTGCTGTTCGAGGACGAGGACGACGACGAGCGCGAGCATTCGGGCATCAGCCTCTACTGAGGGAGGAGTTACCGTGGCCGCCACCGGAATCACCGAACTGCGCCGCGAGGTCGCCTCCCTCAACGAACAGCTCGGCCAGGAACGCAACAACGGCGAGCTACTGCGGGAGTCGCTCGCCGACCTCGAGCGGGCCCTGGTCGAACCCGGCTGGATTCGTATGCTGGCGCAGGCCCAGATCGAGTTCGCGGCCGAGAACCTGAACCAACTGCGGGACATCTGCCGGCTGCACGCCATCAAGAACCCGCTGATCAAGCGCGGGCTCGGGCTGCGCTCCGCCTACGTGTGGGGCAGCGGGGTCGAGATCACCGCCCGGGCCAACGGCCGGGAGGCCGGCGAGCAGGATGTGCAAGCCGTCGTCAACGCCTTCCTGACCGACCCGGGCAACCAGCGCGCGGTCACCGGCCCGGAGGCCCGGGACCAGCTTGAAACCTTCGGGTTGGGTACCGAGGGCGAAGTGTTCCTGGTCTGCTTCACGTTGCCGGTCACCGGGCAGGTCAGCGTCCGCACCATCTCACCGGACGAGATCGCCGATGTGGTGTGCAACCCCGATGACGCTTCCGAGCCGTGGTTCTACCTTCGACGCTGGACCGAGGACCGGTTCGACACCGCGACCGCCACACACAAGATCAGCCAGCGGGAGCAGTTCTACCCGTGCATCGACTACCAGCCGAAGTTCAGGCCCGCCAAGCTGGGGCCGATCCCGGTCAAGTGGGACTCCCCGGTGCTGCACGTCGCGGTCAACCGGCCGCGCGGCTGGAAGCGGGGCATCCCCGACTCGTATGCGGCGATCGACTGGGCCCGCGGTTACAAGGAGTTCCTGGAGGACTGGGCCCGGCTGATGAAGTCGCTGTCCCGCTACGCCTGGAAGGCGACCGTGCCGGGCAAGGCAGCGGGGCAGGCCCGGGCGAAGATCGCGCAGGCACCGGGCGTCAACGAGATCACTGGCCAGCCCAACGCAGCCGGCGCGACCGTGATCCTGTCGCCCGAGGCTGCCCTGGAGGCGATCAGCAAGTCCGGCGCGACGATCGACGCCGAGTCGGGTCGGCCGCTGGCGATGATGGTCGCGAGCGCGCTCGCGGTCCCGGTGACGATGCTGCTGGCTGATCCTGGTCAGGTCGGGGCCCGGGCGACGGCCGAAACCCTGGACCGGCCGACCGAGCTGGAGATGACCCAGCGGCGGGACCTGTGGGGTGCGGTCTACTTGCGGCTGATCCGCTACGTGATCGCCTGCTCGGCTCGCGCACCGAAGGGCCTGCTGCAGGGCAAGGTCACCGTCGACGAGTACGGCCGGGAGACGACGATCCTGGCCGGGGACACCGATCAGACCGTGGACGTGGTGTGGCCCGAGTTGGCCGACACCGACCCGGCGGCGATGGTGAAGGCGATCACGGAGGCCGCGGGCGTCGGTGTGATTCCGCCTGAAGTTTTGCTGCGACTATTTTTGACCGCGTTCGGGGTGAGAAATACCGACGCCCTGGTGGAGGCGATGGTCGATGAGGACGGGAAGTTCATCTGGCCTACTCCGGCCCCGATGGGCGGGCAGGGTGGTGAAGCCTCCGCGCTCGTTCGCGCGGGTGGTGACGCGGCCACGGCCGGGCCGGGCCGGATGACCCCGGATGAGGAACCAGCCGAACCCGAGGGCGAGGAGTCCTGATGCGTATCGGCGACACGGTTCACTACGTCAGTTACGGAACCCCCAAGGGCGAGTTCGCCTCGACCTGCCGGGCCGCGATCATCACCGAGGTCGACGACGGTAAGACGGTCGGGCTGGCCGCGGTGAATCCGACCGGGGTGTTCTTCCACCCACTCTCGGCTGGTGGCTGCGCGTACGACAGTGCGCTCGGCTGCACGCCCGCGGGCGGCACCTGGCACGGCATGGACGAGTGCAACCCGGACGGGTCGACGCTGAGCCGGCTCTGGAACGGCGACCGCTCCGGCATAGGCCCGCTGACCACGTAGAGCGGGGGTCGGCGTGGCGATCCAGAAGCCGACCCTGAGCCTGCTCCGCCAACTTCTGGTCGCCATCGGCGGCGAGGCCGACAGCGCCACCCGCAGCTTGACTCAGGCGTGGACCCGCTCATGGGATGATCTTTCCGTCGCATGGCGGGGCGCGCTGGACGACGTGGTTGCGAAGGCGGCAGCGACCGGCGAGTGGCCGAGCGCGTGGGAACTCGGCCGCATGGAGCGGCTCGGCCGGGCCGTTGGCGAAAGCGAGACCGCGCTCACTCAGCTCAGCAAACGGGCTGGGGTGGAGATCACCGACGGGGCCGGCAAGGTCGTCGGCATCGACGCCGACTACGAGCCGCGGTTGGTCAGTTCGCAGCTTCCGGCGGCCGAGGCGGCCGTGGCCGCGACCGTCTACAGCGCCCGGGTCACCCCGACCGCGCTCGACTTCATCGTCGCCCGCTCGCAGAGTCAGATCGCCAGCACGCTGATCCCACTGTCGGCCGACGCCACCGAGGCGATGCGCCGCTCACTCATTCAGGGCATCGCCGTCGGCGCCAACCCGCGGGTCGCGGCGAGCCAGATGGTGGCCCGGGTGGAAGGTGCGTTCAATGGGGGACTGAGCAGGGCGATCAACATTGCCCGCACCGAGATGCTCGACGCCTACCGTTCCGCCGCCCGCTACAGCCATGCCGCGAACGCTGACGTGGTGACCGGCTGGGTGTGGCTGTCCACACTCGACGGACGTACCTGCCCGGCCTGCTGGTCGATGCACGGCCGGGTGTTCCCGGTCACTCAGCCTGGTCCGCTCGACCATCAGCAGGGCCGCTGCGCCCGGGCACCGAAGACCAAGAGCTGGGCCGATCTCGGCTTCAACGTCAAAGAGCCGGCCGATGAGATCCCCGACGCGCGGGCCGTGTTCGGCAAGCTGTCGGCCGACCGGCAGCGCGCCATCATGGGCCCCGGCCGGCTGGGGCTGCTCAACTCCGGCAAGGTCGGCTGGAATGATTTGGCATCGCTGCGGGCCAGCGTCGGATGGCGCCAGTCGTACGTGCCGCGGGCCGTGACCGACCTGCAACGCCTCGCCAACGGGCGGCGGGTCACCGACATTCCGTTGGCCCCGTCGAGGCTGCCGACCCCGCTGGCCCGGCAACTTCCCAAGGCTGATGCCCTCAGGCCCGGCTTGTCGCCGGCCCAGTTCGATGCCGCTGCGGCAAAAGCCGCAAAAGGCGGCCCAGCGCTTGATGCCGTGCCGTACAAGCGCGGTGCTCTGCCCCGTACCGCGCGGGTCGGCAACACGACGGCCGGCGAGATCGACGATGCCTTGAGCGACTATTCCCAGGGCTACTGGATGGGCATCAACCAGAGTCTGCGCAAGGGCAACCTGGATGATCCTCGTTGGGCCGACCGGATTCGTAACATCGACGCGGGGATGACCGACTCGGCGACGCGCACTGAGATCCTGGTGACACGTGGGGTGCAGAAGCCGGGGGAGATTTTCGGCGACGGATGGCTCAGTAGGGACCTGGCTGGCTTCGAGTGGATCGACAGGGGCTTCGTGTCCACCACCGCCAATGTCGGACTTACTGGGCGGACGTTCTTCACCGGCACCAGTGGTGCACGGTTGCGGTTGCTCGTGCCCAAGGGCACCCGCGCCGCGGTGATCAATGATGTCGGCGAGACCGAGCTATTGCTGAACCGGGGGCTGAGCTTCCGGGTGGTGCGGGATCGTGGGGTAGTTGACGGTATCCGTCACCTCGACGTGGAGATCATGCCCGCAACCAGGGCTGTGCCAGCTGTAACGGCTGCGACCGACCCGGCGTTGAAGATGACCATCGCGCAGTTGAAGGCCATCGCCAAGGCGAACAACGTCCCGCTGTTCGGCTCGACCAAAAAGCACGACATCATCTCGATCATCCGGCGGTGGGAGAGCGACAAGCTCAAGTCTGGCGGGAAGATCCTGATCCCGGACGGGCCGATCGGGAAACGGATCAAGGTCGGACCGCCGCCGATTGTTGCCCCGCCGCTCGCCCCGCCCGCGTCGACGTCGCCGGTGCTGACCGGGGCCCGGCTCAACGACTGGGACGACGAGTTCCGTTACGGGCCGCTCGGCCCCACCGCCGACACTCCGGCCGCCGGTTTCGCGGTCAACGATCTGCGGGTCGTGATCGGCGCACTCGACGGTAGCTACCCGTCGTACATGGTCAAGACCGGGACGGCGTGGCGGTTCAACGGCGTCTCGTATCTGATCGAACACGGGCCCAATGGCTTTGGCGCCCCGTGGGTGTCGCGAGCACTGACCGAGTTGCGGGCAGCACATGACGCCATTCCGGCGGCGGGAAGGGCCAACAAGGCCTACGCGATCCTGACCAGCAGAAACCCGTCGGACGTGTACTGGCAGGTGAAGTTCAACAACCCAAGCCACATGGCTGCCGCCAGCGCTGGCCAGGGCCGCATATTCATCTGGAACTTCCGGTCAACCACCAGCCGAGTGGCTGTCGACACTCTTCGACATGAGACCGGCCATAACCTCGATTATCTGGTCGGTCGGACCACCGCAGGCTCGGAATCGTCGACATGGACAGCGGCGGCCAACGCTGATGCGATCACAGCGGCCCGGATCACCAACCTTGTGCCGACGCACCCTGAGGCCAACAAGATGGCTACGGTTGAACCTTCGCGGGGCTACCCGAACGGCGTCACCCACTACGGCCGGTCATCGGCGGCCGAAGACTACGCCGAGTCGGTCATGCTGTACCAGCTCGGCCCGATCGCCACCGGCCGCCTGCCGGGCGTGGTGATTCCGAAGCTGACCGGGGTGAAGCTGCCGCCGGGTGCGGTCGCGGTCACCGACCGGGAGATCCTGTACTTCCGCGACATCTACCCGAAGCGTGCGGCGATTCTCGACAAGCTGTTCCCTGACATCGCCAAGGCGCAGAAGGCCGAGATAGCCGCACTGCGTGCCGTGGTCAAGGTGCCCAGCCTTGACAAGATGACCGTCCCGCAGCTGCGGGCGTTGGCGAAGGAACGCGGCGTTAATCTTCCGACCGGGGCGAAGAAAGCCGACATTGTCACCGCCATCCGCAACCAGCCCGACCTGTCCACCCCCGAAGGCCGGCGTGCGGCGTTGCGGATTCGTCAGGCTGAGATCGACAAGCGGACCGCTGTCGCCGACCTGCTGGCCGACTTCGACGAGCTGATCGGCAAGGGCCAGGCGCCAAAGGTGTTCCTGCAGCGGCTCGCCACCACGACCAGCGTCGACAAGGCCACCATCGACGCGCTGCGTAAAGCGTTGGCGTCCGGCGATCCGGCCAAGCTGCGTTTAGCGTTGTCGCGGCTGGGCACGAAGCATGGGCTCAAGCCGGTCGGTCGGGCCGGTGTGGTGACGAAGTTCGACCCGAAGCTGCATGAGCCGATCGGCGCGACACCGTCTGCGGGCGCGAAGGTGAAGATTGTCCGGCGTGGCACCGAGTTGGATCTGAACGGGGAGAAGATCCAACTCGGCAAGGCACAAGTTGTGATCGTCGAGCCGAAGCCGGCCGGCGCGCCGAAGGCGTATACCGGCCCGTCGTTCAAGATGCCAGAGGGGGTCGACAAGCAACTCGCGGAGTATCGGGAGTTGACGGCGCGACGCATCGAGCGGATGCGCACCAAGCCCGGCCAGTGGACCCAGGCCGACCTGGACGATGAAAGACGAATGTGGGAGGTCCGGGACAAACTCCCGCCAGCGGTGGCGCGTCGTCTAGAACAAGAGACCGGCATCGACTTCCTTGCTGAAGGGTTCCGGGCACTACACGCCTCGAACATGACGACCAAGCAGATGCAGGCCGATCTAGCCCGGCGAATCCGTGAGACTTTCGCCGGCAAGAAGGTCGCCGTACGAACTACCCCTACCGGGCTGATGGGGATACTCCGCGATGGTCGATTCAAGAGCCAGTTCGAGGGCGGCAAATCCAGGGGGCTGAAAGACCTCCAGGTGCGAGCGCGCTACGAGGAGCAGTGGTTCGGCCTAGACACGAAGTCCGATCCCACGAAACGGCCGATCTACGGCTACGTCATGGTCGACGGTTACCGGGCTGCGGGCATCAAGGATGCCGACGCCCTCAGCCAGTACGGCAGAGTCCAGGTCGTTCTCAAAGACGACGTGCGGAAACGGACCACGGCCATGATCGGCGACTCGCTGGACGTCAAACACGCCGGCTGGTCATCGCCGATAGATGACCCCGAATGGCAGTCGTTCACCCCCGGCATCAGTGGGGTCTACGGCAGCAGGATAGCCAAGCAAGGTTTACGCCGCGACTACTCAACGCCCGAGTTCCGCGCCGACAACTACGCCGAGGCGCAGATCCACGGCGGCGTTAAGCTAGACGACATCGAGGAGATTATTCTGCCCATCAGACCAACGGGCGCGCTGCGCAAGCTGCTCGATGACCTCAAGATTTCTTGGCGCGTTATGGAGAGTGGATCGTGAAAGTCGAGGCCGTGCGGGACGACGGGGCGTTGCTCATCACCGACGGCACCGACGACGAGGACACGGCAGCGGCGATCGTCTCTGACGACGGGCTCTGGGTCACGTTGAAGCATTCAGCCTTGGCGCGCGGCGATTGGACAGCCAACAACCGGGATCTACCTGAGTCACTGCCGAAAGACTTGGCGGCCAGGCTGGCGCAGAAGCGACGCGAGACCGAAGCCCGAAACCCTACCGTGAAGCGGTTGCCGACCCGAGCGTGAACAGCGTGTGCTCGACCCGCCCGTCCGGGTAGGTCACGGTCGTCTCGCCGCGCACCGCGCCCTTCTGATCCGGCAGCACCTCGCCGTCGGCGCCAACCCAGATTACCTGCTCGGTCGTGCCGGGCGGGAACGGTGACGAGGTCTTTGGCTGGGCCATGAGCCAAGTATCGCCCACCGCCGCCAATCACGCCGTACCCGGGTGGACCCCACCCGGCGGCACCGGTAGCAACGCCTCACACAACTCGCAGCGGTAGAGCGTCAACGCACCCTGCTCCGGGTCGAGCACCGCCTCGACCATCCGCCACATCCCAAGGCAGCCCGCTTCGTCGTGGCTGCCTTTGTCGTCGCCATCCATCGACCGCAGCCTACGGGAGGGGTGGCCCTTGTGAGCACCCGCAGCAACCGATCTCGAACCGTCCACATCCACCCGGCCGCCGAGCGCGCACTGGCCAACCCCCGCCACGTCGCCGAATCGCTCGCCGCCGTGCTCGAGCGGCCTGCCGACCAGGGGGCAACCGAGGCGCCCATGTCGGCGGGTTCAATCAACGATCTGCCCGACTCGGCATTCGCCTACATCGAACCGGGCGGCAAGAAGGACGACGACGGCAAGACCGTCCCCCGCTCGCTGCGCCACTTCCCCATCCACGACGCCGCCCACGTACGCAACGCACTCGCGCGGGCGCCGCAGTCCCCGTTCGGCGACAAGGCGCTGCCGAAAATCCGTGCGGCGGCCAAGAAGCTTGGGGTCGGCGCACCGGGCGCCGGGCAGGGCGAGGCCGTCGGTCCTCCCGTCGCCGAACACCACCACCAGACCCTCGTCACCGAGACCCCGACCATCATCAAGACGGCCGCCGTCAAACCGGGCCGGCTGCTCATCCAGCTCATCAAGGCCGGCTGGTCGGCTAACGGCCGGTTCTATCCCGAGGCCGTGCTCAAACGTGACGGGCCGACGTCGTTCCCGGCCGGCATCCAGGGGTTCATCGACCACCCGACCGAGACCGAAGACATGGAACGCCCGGCCGGCTCGCTGACCAAGCTCGCCTCGGTGATGACCAACGACGCCTTCTACGACTCGACCCGCAAGGCCCTGATGGGCGAGGTGCGGATCTTCGCGCCGTGGCGGGAGGCGCTGACCGACATGGCCGACCACATCGGCGTGTCGATCCGGGTGATGGCCGAGGGCGAGGACGGCACCGCCGAAGGCAAACAGGGCTGGATTGTCTCCGCGTTGGCCGAGGGCCGGTCGGTCGACTACGTGACCAAACCGGCCGCAGGAGGTGCGATCGTCGCCGTGCTCGAATCCGTCAATCCGCAGAGCGTGGCCGAGGCCCGCAACATCGGCGTCTGGATGGAGTCGCGGCTGCACTTGGCCCTGACCCAGCTCGCCGACGACATGTACGGCAACGGCCGGCTGTCCCGGGAGGAACGCATCGCCGTGTCCGGTGCCTTGGGTGACGCACTCAAGGCGTACACCACCCGGGTCGAGGCCGACGCGCCGGAGCTGTTCAAGCGGGATCTGTATGACGAGCCCGGTGAGACCGTCCGGGCCGCCAGCGAGGCGCCGGAGCCCGCAATCGACCCGGCCGTCACTAACCCCCAGGCCGGCCCTGATCCGCCTGCAGAGCCCGCTGCTGAGCCACCCGCTGAGCCGGTGCAGGACCCCCCGCCCACCGACGAACCGGCCCCGGCCGGTGAGCCCGACCCGCCCGGCACGGAGAATGCCGGACCCACCTCAACCGAGGAGAACGAAGTGCAGCCTGACAACCCGGGCGCGCCCGCGCCCACCTCGCCTGGGTCTGCCAGGCAGGTGATCGAAGCTGAGGTCGCGCAACTGCGACAGGAAAACGCGATGATCAGGGCGCGTGAAAACGCGCGCCGAATCCTGGTCACGGCGCTGTCCGACGGTTGGGTCCAGCCCACCACCGTCAACCGGATCACTGAGTCGCTGATGGGCCGACTGCCGATGGCCAACGGTGTGCTCGATGAGACCGAACTCACCGAGATGGCCACTCGCGAGTTGGCTCTTGCCGAGCAGGAAGCGGCTGAGGTGCTGCAGGCCGGTGGCATGGGTCGGGTTCGTGACCTCGGCCAGGACGGCGGATCGTACGGCCAGCCTGGTCTGGGTGTGGCCGAGTCCGAACGGCGCCTTGAGGAGTCCTTCAAGAGGCTCGGCTTGAACGACAAGCAGGCCGCGATCGCCGCGAAAGGGCGTGACTGATCATGGCCAAGAACCGAAGGTTCGCTGACGGCAAGCAACTCACCCTGCCGGTCATTGCCGGTGTCGTCTCGGGTGGCCCGGTGATCGTCGGCATGATCCCCGGCGTTGCGCTCACCACCCGCGACGCGGCCGGCAACGCGACCGTCGCAACTGAGGGCGTGTTCGAGGTGTCTGTGACCGGTGCGCTCGCCACCGTCGGGCTGCCGGTCTACATCACCAGCGCGACTGGCGCGCTCGTCGTCGCCGCTGGTGTCGGCATCCAACTGTTTGGCCACAACCTGGCCACCAAGGGCGCCGGCGCCGGCCTCGTTCTGGTCCGCCTCGCCCAATTCGCTGTCGCCGTCGACACGCCGGCCTGAGATCGAGAGGAGATCACCAACCATGTCAGAGTTCCTGGAACTCCTCGAGACCCTCAAGGCCGGGGAGGCCAATGTCCACAGGCTGTTCGGCGACGCCGGCACATCGGTGCGCGGGCTGCGTCGCAACACGCCCGTCTACCAGCGCCAACTCTCCGAGGCGGCCGACCTGATCGAACGGACCATTTCCGGTCGCAGCCCCATGCACTACCTCCAGGAGGCCATGTCGACCAGCGACTTCCCGCTGCTGTTCGGTGACGTTCTGGATCGGCAGCTTCTCGGCATGTACGCCGAGTGGCCGACGTCATGGCCGCTGATTGCGCGCCGTTCCACGGTGCGGGACTTCCGCACCGTCAAACGGTTCGCCACCGACGGCGCCGAAGCGGTCCTGCCCGTAGTCGAGCAGGGCGCGGAATACACCGAGGCGGCGATCTCCGAAGCCAAGTACGAGTACGCGGTCAAGAAGTACGGCCGCCGGGTATCGTTCCTGTGGGAGACGTTCATCAACGACGACCTCGACGGGCTGAGGAGCACGCCGGAGCGGATCGCCAAGTCGGCCCGCATGTCGGAGGAACGGTTCGCGACCGAACTGTTCGTTGACACGGGCGGACCGGACGCCACGTTCTTCACCACCGGCGCCCCGAACAACAACAAGATCACAACCGCTCCCCTCACAGTGGCGAATCTGCAGGTCGGGTTCGCGAAGATCTGGGCGCAGAAGGACGCCGACGGCAACCCGATCTTCACCGGCGACATGCGGCTCGTGGTGCCCCCGGGGCTGAAGGTAACCGCGCTCAACATCATGAACGCGACCGAGATCCTGACCGCCCCCGGGGCCCTGACCGGCCAGGAGCTGCGGACCCAGAACTGGGTCAAGAGCCAGGTCGCCGAGCTGGTCGTCAACCCGTGGCTGCCGATCATCGACACGACCGCTGGTGCTACCACCTGGTACCTGTTCGCCGACCCGGGTGTTGGCCGTCCGGCGTTGGAGATGGGCTTCCTGCGCGGCAACGAGTCGCCGGGTCTGTTCATGAAGTCGCCAAACGCCTACCGTCTCGGCGGCGGGATGATCGCGGCGGAGGACGGGTCGTTCGAGACCGACGGTGTGGATTACAAAGTTCGCCACATTTTCGGCGGGGTTCTGCTCGAACCTAAGGCCGCTTTGGCCGCGACCGTGGCGTAGGGAGGAGCGACATGGCTCGTATATATCTGCCGTCGTCTGTGCCGGCGGAAGAGGAGCCGGCCGCGGTTGAGACCGAGCCGGATGAGCCGGTCGACGTGGCCGAGCCCACCCAGGAGGAAATTCCGGTCCGGTCCGCCCCGGCGCGTAATGCGTCGAAGGTGGACTGGGTCGACTATGCCGTGGTGCAGGGCGCGGACCGGGCCGACGCGGAGGCGTTGACGCGGGACGAGTTGGCCGACCGGTACAGCTGATGGTCGACCTGCGGCCTCAGCCGGTCACGCTCGCCGACGAATTCATGGCGGCTGTGCACGACCGGCTGGCTGAGCAGAACGACCTGCTGCGCCAGCTTCTCGACCGCACCCCCCCGGTGGAGAAGCCCGACGATGGCGGTGGGGCTGTGCTCGTCACAGAGCCGGCCCCACCGCCTCGTGCGGTAGCCAAGAAGGCGGCACCCGTCCTCGCCGCGAAGAAGTCAACGCCGCCAGCGAAGGGTAAGACATGACCACCGTCATCACCGACGCCTGTGCCAATGCGCTGCTCGACTCGGCCGTGGCCGGTGCGCTCAACACCACCCCGCACCTGAGCCTGCACACCGGGTTTCCCCCGGCCGGTGGCAACGAGGTCACCGGCGGCAGCCCGGCCTACGCGCGGCAGGTTCACACCTGGGCCGCGGCCGGGTCACGTGCCCGCTCGATCGTTGGCACCGAGACGTTTGACGTGCCGGCCGCTACCACGGTGCGGGCCATTGCCACCTATGACGCGGTGACGGCGGGCACGCAGAAGGCGTGGTCACCGGCCGGCGCGTCAGCCAGGCGCGCGTTCAGCGTGGACGCCGCCGATGTAACCGCTGACACGATCACCTCAGCCGCGCACGGATTGGTCAACGGCAACTCGGTGCTGGTGTGGGCCACCATTGGGGCGGTGCTACCCACCGGCCTCGCCGAGGACACCGAGTACTTCGTCGTCGGGGCGGCCACCGACACCTTCCAGTTGTCCGCGACATTCGGCGGTGCCGCTATCAATCTGACTGCCATCGGCGACGGCGACGTGCAGAAGTTCACCCCGGAAGTCTTCGCCGGGCAGGGCACCTACCAGGTGTCCACCTTCACTGTTTCGCTGCCGGGCTGACGGGAGGAAGCCTGATGCCACTTAATCTTGACAACATTACCCAACTCCAACCGATCAAAACTGGATCATTCGATGGTACTAGTGGGACGGCGGTGCTTGATTTACCGACCTCCCCTGGTACCGCCGTGATGGTCGCAGTGGGTCTCTCGGGTGACGACGTCACCGCCTTCTCGGCTACTGTGACTGGGTTGACAGCGTTCACGCAGGGCGTCGGTGCCAACCGTGTTAAGACATATCTGTTCTACAAGCCCTCTGGTGCTGGGGGTGAAACCTCTTTCACCATCAACGTCACCCCGAGCGGGTCGCTGGTGACATGGGCAGCTTGGGAAATGGACGGCCTCGACCTCAGCACTGATGTCTCTGAGCTAGGTGCGCCAGTGGCGGGTATGCATATGTGGGCAACCGCCCCATTAAACCCGGATGCGGCAACTGTCTCTACTCTTACGCTGCCAGCCTCAGAGTTTTTGGGCGATTCTGGCGCGGTATCAACGTCGTCCTACGAAACAGCCGGTTTCATGCTTTTTGCTGGAACGAGTCCAGATACCAACGTTCCCGTGTTTTCCGGTTATACCGATGGTTTTGAAGAGTTAGTGCAGGTTAGTGGAGCGAACGCCACTAGAGCGATTGCACTAGCCGTCGCGATTAAGTTCTCAACTGGGCTATATGAGCCAAACTGTACGGTGTCGGTGTCGCCTAACGCCTATTGTAAAGGTACCGGCGTCTACTTCTCTGCTGCCGGTGCGAAGTACGCCTCGAACTTCGCAGCTATCAGTGGGGCCGAACAGGGTTCGGCGGTAACACTAACCAACGCTCCGCCCACACCAACATGGGGAACGAAATTAAGGCCGTTCGATGTTGTCCTCGGTGCTCCCGCTATCAACTCTACGACACCACGTTCCGGTACTTATTGTTGGGAACTGTCGTCTTCGGCGGCGACAGAGGCATTGGCATGGAACGACGCTGCTAGTGGTGGTCGGCTGGATAACACTCTTCCCGGCGGTGCTCCTCATCTCGTCTCCCGATTCCACGTCTATTTTCCGACATCGCTTCCTTCGACTGACGTCGAGCTTGCTTCAGCCGACGCAGGAGGTACCACTGTTTTTGTGAGGTATCGAACGGCGTCCCAGAAAATCGGTGTCCAGATCGGTACTGACGCCGAGCAGCTATCTGATGCTGTTGTTGCTGCGGATAAGTGGATTGGTATCGATATCGGTTATTACTCGGGTCTGACAACTCACACCTGTGATTGGCAGGTTGACTACGACTCGTTGGATGCTGTTGATGCGGTACCGCAGATTCAGGCCACAGGTGCTGGGTCAGTTGGAAACACCACGATATTCCGTTTTGGGTGGCATGTTGCCCGAACGGCCACCGTCAGATTCGATGACATCTCCGTCGCTAGACGGCGATACGCCTACCCAATCGGGGATCAGCGGATTCTGCCAATTAAGGTCAACAACTCCGACGACCTACCCACGGTATCTGGCACTGCTGGAAACTTCCGTGTGTTCACTGCGGATGGTGGCACTCTCACCGCCTTCAGTGGAGCGGGTGCTGCTGCTGCTCTGGACGACATCCCGGCAGTTATCGGTGCTTCGGCCGATGGTGTATGTCAAACCGCCAACGACACTGGCAGCTATATCAACATCCCGTTCGAAACCTTCCAGGGTGCACCTGATTATGTTCTGAGTTGTTTGCAGATCTGGGCAGCAGGATGGGCTGCCAGTGGTACCGCCGCGACAGTCGGTTACAGGCACGTCGTTGATGGCGAAGAGATCGTGATTGGTGCGAACACCGTAGACCCAACGTTTGATAATGCTTCGACGGTATGGGTTTGTAGGATGTATAAGCATCTCGATGTCACCTTCTACCGTTTGACTCAGGCCAGGTTGAATTCCTCAGCCGTACGAGTCGGGTGGTCTGGTGATGCTGCACCAGATATCGGTTTGCATAACGTCCTCGGAGAACTGTGTGTCTTCCCGGTGAAGATAGTGCATCTCTTCGGAGATCCTGAAGGATTGCCGAGGGTTGTCGCTGGCACTAACGGACTCTCTGGCAGTATCATCGCTATCCACTGTTACACCGATGTAGGCCAGACCGGGACTCTGACATGGTGGGATGCCGACGACGTTCCCCACGCAACCGCTGTGCTGGCTAGTTCAAATCCACAAACCATCATTGTTGCTGCGGATGAAATCGAAGGCAGTCCCCAAATCGAATGGTTACTTGACGAATAAGGTGTCTAGTGGCCATTACCATAGTTGGTGTAGGCGCAGTAGACCCCTCCATCCCGCTGTCTGCCGTTACCTTCGCTGGCCCAGTCTTAGCGAGTGACATCGTTCTGATACTCGTAGAGCAGGCATCTCTCACCACCCCGGAAGTCTCGCCATCGGCCAGCGGGTTTGCGCATGTATTAGGTTCTCCTGTCGGCCCCGGCTCATCCGCAACGGTCCTGTCGGTGTTGTGGATGCGCGCTGCCGGTGGGGAGACGGGTACGACGGTCAACGGCCCGTCGAACCACGGCGTTGCACGCGCGATCACCGTCCGGGGTGTCAAGAACACCGGCAACCCGTGGAATGTCACCCCGGCCACCTCGCTCGACGCCGCTGCATCCGCCACAGCGACGTGGTCGGCCGTCACCCCCACCGCCACCGACTGCCTAATCTGCCTGTGCATCGCCACCGGTCGCGATGCCAATAACACCGCCAACCTCGGCACAGTCACCAACGCCAACCTGACCTCGATCGCCGAGCACATGGACAACTGGGTCGCCACCGGCACCGGCGGCGGCATCGGCCTAGCTTCCGGGTTCAAAGCTTCCGCCAGTTCAACCGGTACCTCCACGGCAACGATGGGCTCCACCGACGGAAAAGCTCTCATGACGCTAGCCCTTGAGCCCGCCGTAGTCCTGGGTAGCAGCTGGCCGGCCTACCGGCGTCGCCAATCCGGTCTCTACATGCGTTAGAAGGAAGGGTCCATGGCGCGCGACAGGGTTTACACATGCGAGTTCGAGGCCGTCGCCGTGTCGGTCGCCGTCGATTTCTTCGAGCTAACCCCCGCCGACGACAAGCCCATTGAGGTCATCGGCATCTTCCTCAACCAGTCCTCCGATATTGGCGATGCGGCCGCTGAGATCTTGCGCTGGCGGGTCATCCGCGGCCACACCACCACCGGCACAGGCGGTACGCAGGCGGCCACCCCGCGACCTCTGAACCGATCCGGCGCTGCCGCCGGCTTCACCTATGATTCATGTAACACCACCCAGGCCACCGCCGGCACCGCCCTGAACCTGCACTCCGATTGTTTCCACATCGCTGCCGGGCTCGGGCTGTGGCTGCCCGAAGGCTGCGAATGGGAAGCTAGTCAAGCGGATACCACACTGGTCGTCCGGCTGATGGCCGCCCCCACCGACGCCTTGACCATGTCCGGCACCCTGTATGTGATCGAACAAGGCTGAGCAAATGTCCTGGCCGCGCCGCGCGCCACGGCGGTGGCCAACTGCGATAATCCAGCCTCGCCGCAGTCTGCCGCAGTTCGCAGCTGCTGCGGGCGGCGAGTCCCACTCCGGCGGTGCGTCAGTTTCGCAGCGGACCGAGACAACCGGAACCGGCCGCAAGCAGGCGGCAGGCATCGGTGCCACGGTCCAGCGCACAGCCGTCACCGCCACGGGCCGCAAGGGTGGCGTCGGGGCAGGTACGCCGACGCAGCGCACCTCCACCACGGACACGATCCGCAAACAGGGCGCCGGCACCGGCGCTGTCACTCAGCGGGATATCACCATCTCCACGGGCGCCGCGGGCACCCCGACCGGACCGGGCCTCGTAGCCCAGAGAACAGCCACAGGCGCCACAGGCGGCAAGCAGGGCATCGGCGCGGGCCGGCCCTCGTCACGCACGAGCGTTGCCGCTACGAGCCGCAAACAGGCCGCTGGGGCAGGCGCCACCATCCAGCGAACTAGCACCACCGACACCATCCGCAAGCAGGCCGCGGGCGCCGGCATCGCCTCGGCCCATCCCGCCACCATCGCGACCACCGTCGCTATCGTCGGCGGCGCAGGGTTGTCGATCGTCCACCTGGTCACGGCCGCCACCGGTAGGCACGGTGGCATCGGCGCTGGGTCTGCCCAGGCCCACATCACCACCACTTCGACCGGGAAGCGGACCGGCGCTGGTGCGGGCCTTGTCGTTGCCCGCTCCGCCACGACCTCGGTCGGCATCCACGGCGCGAGCGGTACCGGTCTTGTCGTCGCCCGGGTCGAGACCACCGCCACAGTCGGAGCAGCTGCTGGCGCTCCTGCCCGCTCGACCGTCACCGAGATCTCTCACACGTCCAGCCTCACCACCCCCGTCGCCTCCACGGTCAAGATCCGCCGACGTTCGGAGGTGAGCACGCCGTGAAGCCCACCACCTACTGGATCTCGAAGACGTTCATCGCCGACTGGGTGCTGGTCGACCCGACCACCGGCGTGTTCATTCCCGGCGCCACCGTCACCGGCACCGTGACGAAGCCCGACCTGACCACGGCCGCGATGACCATCGCCAACCTGGCCGACCGCTACCGGGCCACCTACGACAGCACCATGGCCGGGCTGCATGCCTACCGACTCGTCGCCACCGGCACCGCCGACGACGCCGAAGAAGGCAGCTTCACCGTCGCCGTCTCGCTGCTCGGTGCCCTGCCGATCACGGTCGACCCGACCACCGACATCGGCATGGTGCGGCTACTCGCCACCGACCTCGATCAGGTCAGCCCGCTGTTCACCGACCCGCAGATCACCGCGTTCCTTACCCTGGAGGCGAACAACGTCCGGCTGGCCGCCGCCCAGGCGCTCGACACGATCGCCTCCAGCGAAGCCCTCGTCAGCAAGAAGATCCGCACCCAGGATCTGCAGACCGACGGGCCGGCCGTGGCGGAGGAGCTGCGCAAGCGGGCCGAGGCGCTGCGCAAGCAGGCCGACACGATCGACCCGGCCACCGGTGAGCCGTTCGCGTTCGACATCGTCGACTACGACCCGCTGGCCTGGCTTGAGAACGTGGTGCCGTAGCGATGGTCAACGGGGACGGCGGTTCGCACTGGGCCTGGCCTGTCGTGTTCGTCGCCGGATGGCTCCTCGTCTCCGTCGCCGTAGTGGTGCTACTGGACTGGCTGGTCTGACATGGTCGGCCTGCCTAACACCCGCGTCATCCCCGACGGTTGGTCGCAGCATCACCACGCCACGGCCGACGGACAGATGACCGCTGAGGGCACGATCACCCGGCCCGGCCCGCCCATCTTCAATGAGCTGTTCGGCTTCGACGTGCTGCCCGGGCCGACGCCGATCTACACCGGGCCGATGCGGGTACAACGCATGCAGCCCTCCGCCTCGGCCGCCGCGCACACGGTGGCCGACCGGGAGGTACTGATCCGGGAGTACGCGGTCCACCTGCCACTATCGGTCAACGGCGTCGTCACCGCGCCAGTCCAGGCCAACGATCTCGTGACGGTGACCGGCTGCGACGACGACCCGCACATGGTGGGCCGGGCGTTGCGGGTACGGGACGTGCGGCTCGGCACCCTGGCCTGGCAGCGCGACCTGATCTGCGAAGACCTCGGCTGAAAGAAGTCACCGCCCCTGCCACATCAGCGGCGGGGCGGTTGCTCGGGCAGTTGTGCCCGTGCCGATAACAATACAGGGCGGTGAGCTATGGCCGGGCTCACTGTCCACATGGATGACCTGCACCAGCTTGTCGCCACCCTGACCAAGAAGACCGAGGGCCTGGATAGCCGCACCGCCCAGGTGGTGCGCAAGGCCGCCTTCGACGTGGAACGGTTCGCGAAGACGTACGCCCCGGTCGACACCGGGTTTCTGCGCAGCTCGATCCACACTGAAATCCAGGTCAACAAGCTGCGCATGTACTCCGCTGCGGTGGTTGCCGGGGCCGAATATGCCTCGTTCGTCGAATCGGGCACGAGCCGTATGTCGCCTCAACCATTTTTACAACCAGCGCTCGACCGGGTAGCCCCCGGCTTCCTGGCCGTGCTCGAGCTGCTGGCCAACCCGCTGGACCCCCGATGACCGCAACGCCGCCGTGCGTGTGCTGCAAACTGCACCGCCCCGCCGTGCTGCGTCCCGACGGGCATCACCTGTGGCCGGTGTACCTCGGTGGACCGGAGCACCCGGCCACCCTGGTCGGACTGTGCCAGACAACCCACGCCAACGTGCATCGCATCCTGCGGGCAATGATTTCGGCCGGCACATGGCTGCCACGAACGAGCGGAGTTCCGATCTACTCCCATCGGATAGCGACGCTCGGCTTCCAGGCCTGGGACGCGGCAGGTCGACCCTGATGACCGTGCCGCTGGTCGACGTGTCCCGTCAGCACGCCTACGCGGTCGCATCGATGATCGAGGTGGCGGTCGCGGGCGAGGCCCAGGACGGCCGGTACGCCGTGTTCGTCGGCGAGGTCATCACGCCCGTCGACTCGACCGTCTTCCCGTACTACGTGGTGTGGCCGCCGCCGGCCATGCGCCCCACCAACACCCTGGCCGGCTACGACAGCGCGGCCCACTCCACGATCCAGGTCACCGCCGCCGGCACCAGCGTCAACGAGGTGCTGGCCGCGCTCGACCGGGCCTCGGCTGCGCTGCACCGTCGACGCCCCGCCGTTCCCGGCCGCGTGTTCAGTCTGATCCGTCAGGTGCCCGGCACCACCCCGCCCGCCCCGCAACGTGACGACCGGGTGCACACGCCCGACGGTCGGCCCGTGTTCTTCAGCTACGCCCTGTTCGTTGTCTACTCCACCGCCGCATGACTGAGAGGTAAACCAATGGCGCTCAAAACCAGCTTGGCATTCCAGATTGCGGCGGACCTGACAAAGGCGTTCGACCTCGGCGGAGGGACGGTCGGTCAGGGGCTGGCGCGTAACTACGGCTTCACCGACGGGGCCGGTGCCGGCCAGGCCAACCGGGTCTACCAGGACAAGAACACCCTGGCCGCGTCGGGCACGATCGACGTTGACCTGTCCGGTTCGCTGCTCGACGTGTACGGCGACGCCGTGATCTTCGCCCGCATCAAGGCGCTCGTCGTCACGGCGGCTGCCGCCAACACCAACAACGTCGTGCTCGGCGGAGTCGCCGCCGGAATCTCGACCATCTTCGCCCCGCAGACAACAGGCACGCTGGCCGTCCGGCCCGGTGGGCTGTTCGTGGTCGCTTGCGGGGTTGCCGACGCAACCGGCTACGTCGTCACCGCCACCACCGCCGACCTGCTGCACATCATCAACAGCGCGGGCGGCACCGGCGTGGACTACGAACTGATCGTCGTTGGCTCGGCCACGTAAGGGCATCCCGCCATGTCTTCGTTCAACCCCTGCCCCGGCGTTGCCGGCTGACATCGAGGAGTAAGCAATGACCCAGCCGGCTAGCGTTCCGGCCGATGGCAACCTGCTTGTCAAGTGGGTTCTCGCCATCGCCAACACCGCGGCCCCGACCGTCGCCGAAATCAATGCAGCCTCGTCGGTCGACCTGTCCTGCTACCTGACCGGCACCGGCTACACCCCCGGCACCGACGAGGCCGTCATCCCCGACCCGCGGCTGTGCAGCCGGCAGACGTTCGAGGCGCCGGGTCGGATCACCGAGACGTTGGCATTCGCCTACGTGTTCAATCCGGC